CCCTTGTCAACCCCTGGCTTAGAACATATACGCATGTAAATCTGCACTCTTATTCCAATTTAGTCTTGACCAGGGGCATCCCCTTGTGGTACGGGCGTTTTCGCGGGGTAGCCCCACTCATTCACGAGATGACAAAATGGGGAGGTTAAAAGTGGACATTAACTGGACATGAGAAGAGTGAAAGTTGGACAGGAAGTGGACACAAGTGCTTGAATTACCAAGGGAAAAGTGGTCAGTAGACACTAACTTTCGTGTAAACCTGTTAAATTCGGTCAATTTGGTGCTCTGTAAGTGCTTGATTTAACTAGGAAATACAAATTAGTTAAAATAGTTGTTCCGGTATAGGTATTCTGGGGGGATAACAACTATAGGAGGAGGAGATATCTGAAGATATCGACGACGATGGGGTATGACTTAAGAGATTAGCGGAGTCTCAAACGGAGCTAAGCTCCTCTACCTTTGCACATAGCGAATTAAAGGATATTAATCCGCATATTAAGAGAGATATATGGATACCCTAGAAGAGCAGTTAGACCTAGTCGCACATATGGATAACATCCCATGCCACTTGTACATGAAGCATATACAACTAGCAAGGCTACTAGATGAGTTAGAATCCCTAGATGAACTGAAAGCAGTAGTATTGTCCCTAGCTATGGGATATGAGAGACGCTTGTCCTTGCTAGAAAATAGGATATGAAACGATGATTGCATCTACAGCAGCTTTATGTCTATCCCTAGCTATACACGAGGGGATTAAACACACAGTCTACACAGACTCCCTAGGGTATAAAACCGTAGGTGTAGGACACAAGATACTCCCTACTGATCCCGAATGGGACTACCATGAGGGTCAGTGGGTGACAGATGCTCGTATAATCGAGTTATTTTCGGCAGATTGCGAGAAAGCAGTCGGGGGCGCGAAAGCCGTAGTGCCGTATTTCCACGAACTACCGGATGACGTACAGAACGTTCTGGTAGAAATGACTTTTCAGCTAGGTAGCACGGGGCTAAGCCAGTTCAAACGGTTTCTGGCGGCGATTGAGCGGCGTGACTACCTAACTGCTGTGGATGAAATGTGGGATTCCAGGTGGGCTAGACAGACTCCTACGAGGGTTAAGGCTCTAGCAAACAGAATAATCAAGGTATATGAAGATGACATTCCGTTTTAAATATGGTTTCGTGCTAGATGACCTCCCAGAAGGGGCTACAGGTGCTCCTGAGAGCATATGTGAAGAAATGATCTTCTATGAAGACGTTTTAAGGATGATGAAGGAGAAATTAGCCGATGCCACAAGTGATGATGCCAGTCCGGAGCACGGCGATTAGGGCAATTGGCTACGATACCGACACAAATACGCTGTTTATCGAGTTTAATAAGACCAATCAGTACCCGACATATGAATATGCCCCAGTAGGAGCCCATACAGCGGGTAGAATGTTCAAAGCTCACTCTATCGGAAGCTATTACCACAGAATTATCAAGAATAGAACCAGCTATCAGCTAACAGCAAGCGAATTTAGCCTTCCTGACACTATAGCTTACAGAAGAGGGGTTACAGACATCGCTTGGACCGCTGCTAAGGCGTATGCAGAGCGTATGGGGATTTAAATGGGAGAAGTAACACGGGGAAAGAACGGACAGTTCCTAAAAGGGCAGTCTGGGAACCCCAAAGGTAGACCTGTAGGGTCTAAGAACAAGATTGTAGAGATGAAACGTAGCCTGGAAGTGGCTATACGTGAGCATCTCGAACCACAACAGATTAATGCCATTGTGCAGAGCATGGTTGCAGAAGCACTCAATGGTAACGTATCGGCTGGCAAACTCATATTGGACAAAGTGATGTCTAATGCGAGCATGTCGGAAGATGGGGGAGAGGAGCAAAATCAGATCACTATTAAGATCGAAAACCTAACGCCACAACATCTGCAAGATGTCGATGGTGAAATCATTGACCAAGAGGATATATAATGGACTCAAAGCAACACAGACCTTCGCAGAAGGGTGGCGCACAAGCAGTCGGAGGTGTTCCGAAGGCACGTCTTCATCAGCCACCGAATTTCATGGGTAAGTCCGGTCAGGGCGATAACCAAAGCACGAGCCGTCCCGCAGGACGTACCTAATGGCTTCCAAGAAGAACCAAAAGAAGCCGTACAAGCCTACCTATAAGGACCAACTAGGCAACGGTTCAGCCAAGAAAGCCACCAAAACGGTACAGGAGCGTAAAGCCCCTAACCGTAACGCTCTATCTATCGCTCAGAAGTTCCTGAGACAGAATGGAGCTAATAAATAGGTGGGGCTGGCAGTCGATCCGCCTTAAACCAGCAGCACGGGGCGGCACGTGTGAAACCAGCCGTCAATCAATTATAGGAGAGAGACATGGCTGGAGAGTTCAAGGTACAGTTTCACCCTGGACAGGTGGCAATACATAACAGTCCAGCCCGTTTCAAAGTGGTTGCCGCTGGCAGACGCTTCGGAAAGTCTCACTTCGCAGCTTATAACCTAGGAATCGAAGCCCTGAAGACCGAAAACGACAGAGGCTATAAGCTCACACCGGAGCATGGTGTATATTACATCGCTCCCACCTTCGACCAAGCAAAACGAGTCATGTGGCCTAAACTCAGGGAAATCCTAGGCTACGCCAAGAATGGGGGTCTGATTGCTAAAGAGAACACCAACGATGGTTGGATCGAACTGATCTCAGGTCGAAGGATCTTCATTAAAGGTGCTGACAACCCCGATTCCCTTCGGGGTATCGCACTTTCCTACGTCGTACTCGATGAGTACGCGGATATGAAGGAGGACACATGGTCTCTCATCATCCGACCTGCCCTAGCTGACGTAGAGGGAGATGCCTTGTTCATAGGTACTCCCAAGGGCAAGAATCACTTCTATAAGATCTTCATAGGGGCTTTAGAGAAGCCTCTACCCGAAGATTGGGCTGAAAATCGCCCTAATCCTTGGGATAAGTGGGAAGCGTTCCACTTTAAGTCCCTAGACAACCCTTTCCTGTCCAGAGATGAGCTATCGGACATGGAAGCGGATAACAGCATGTCCAGAGAAGCCGTAAGGCAGGAATTGGAAGCATCCTTCATGTCTGGAGGAGGAAAGCACCTAAAACCGGAATGGTTCGAGATAATAAAGTCTCTACCGTCAGAAGATGGTCAAATTGTTATAACCGTGGACTTAGCTGGCTATTCCAAGTCAGACGGCAAGCATAAACCTCGCACAGACGAAACTGTGATCTGTACCACACTTATCACCTCTCATGGGTGGTATGTGGTCGATATGGAGCATGGATATTGGGATGTACGCGAAGTAGCTCTTCGTATCATGCGTACAACGGGTAGATACCCTGGATGCAGCCTCGGGGTTGAGAAAGGGGCTCTGATGAACGCTGTACAGCCTTATCTCGAAGATGAGATGCGTAGGTTGAACAGATACATCATGGTAAACCCTCTGACTCACGCCAATACGAAGAAGCTCGATAGGATCGTATGGGCTCTCCAAGGACGGGCTCAGAGAGGGCTTATTAAACTATTAGAGGGAGAATGGAACCAATGGTTCCTTGATCAGTGTGCAGACCTCGGAGATCCACTATCTCACGATGACGGTCCTGATGCACTGGCATATGCAGACCAATTAGCGTCTGTAAACTACATTGACCTAGATACGTTTGAGGACTCGTACTTCGACGTGCTTGACCTTGACTCCGGTTATTGAGGAACCATTTATGTCCAACGAGATAATTGTAGACAACCCAGGAGAGATTGAGGCGGATCGTACTACAGATCCCTCTCAAGATCTTGTAAGCTGGATTGTCGAAACAGTAGGTCCCTGGAGGGACTACAGAAACAACTTGCCCGAAGTAAAGCGATGGGCTGAGTATTATCGTATGTGGCGAGGCTACTGGGACGAGACTTCCAAGTCACGAGCTTCAGAGCGATCCAGACTGATCGCACCAGCCCTAGCACAGGCGATTGAAACGTCAGTAGCGGAAGCAGAAGAAGCCCTCCTCTCAAGAGAGGTTTGGTTTGATGTCGCTGACGACATGATGGATGAAGAGAAGCAAGACGCAGCAGTGATGGCTGGCTTACTTCGAGAGGACCTGGATGAGGTTCACGCCAAGGCTGCTTTATCAGAGGCATTCACCAATGGTGCTCTGTTAGGCACAGGTCTCATAAAACAGAACGTGGACGTAGTTCCCCTGGATACCGTATATCGCAATGCTAGAGGGGAGCTAGTACAAGAAGACGGGGATAGGGTACTGGTCAAGCTGGAGTCTATTAGACCCTCTGACTTCGTACCTGATCCAGCAGGCTGTACATTAGAGTCTATGCAAGGCTTTGCCATTGACTATAACAACAAACCTGTCCATGACGTTCTGGAGAAGATAGAAAGTGGAGTATACCGCAAAGAAGCCCTTCCGTGGGTACACTCGTATACGCGCCCTGCTAAGCAAGATAGCGTTGACATTGACCCGGTAGTTAATGACACCGATACGATGACTCTATTTCTATGCGAGTATCATGGTAAGGTCCCTTTGTTCCTGCTTGAGAAGGCTATGGACGGTGAAGGGAGTCAACTCTTAGATGAACTACTCCAACGCGACTTTGAAGCAGACGGTGAGGAAGGACCTCTCGTAGAGGCGATTATCACTATCGCAAACAACTCAGTCCTCCTGAGAGCAATGATCAACCCGTTTATCGGGACTGACCGTGCTGTCAAGGCTTTCCGATGGGATGTAGTCCCTGGTAAGTTCTGGGGACGTGGAGTAGGTGAGAAAGGCTTCAACCCTCAGAAGGCACTAGATGCAGAGGTACGATCCAGAGTAGATGCTCTTGGCTTCGTATCAGCCCCTATGCTTGGTATGGACGCTGGACGTGTCCCTCGTGGCTTTAAGCCAGAAGTCAAGCCAGGGAAGATATGGCTCACCAACGGGAACCCCGCAGAGGTGCTACAACCCGTTGCTATAGGCCAGGTGAACCCCAACACCTTCAACCATACCGGAGAACTACAACAGATGGTTCAGATGGGTACGGGGGCATTCGATACTGCCACAACGTTACGTGGCAATACCCAGTCGGGAGGCAATGCCGCTAACTCAGGCTCTATGATGCTAGGAGCCTTTGTGAAGCGAGCCAAACGAGCCGTTCAGAACATTGAACGGGAACTGATAGTACCTGTGATTCAGGGTGTAGCCAGGCGCTACCTTCAGTTCGCTCCCTCTAGGTATCCCTTTGAAGATGTGAAGTTCGCCGTGAAAGGGGGTATCGGAATCATAGCGCGTGAGATTGAGCAGCTCAACTTGACTCAACTTATAGCAATGCTTCCCGAAGGTGCTAATTCCGCTAAGCTGGCAGCGGCACAGGGGTTCATCGAACTTTCATCTGTAATCAACAAGGCTGAGATCTTCGCAGCTATAGAGCAGGACAACCAAGCCCTGGCTCAACAGCAGCAAGCAGAGCAAGAGTCTGCTCAGAAGATTGCAGAACTGGAACAGCAGATCAAGCAGCTTGAATTGGAAGCTATCACCTTAGCTAACCAGAAGGTTATCGCTGAGACACGAGAACTACTGTCCCGCGCAGAGGTCAACGAGCGTAAGGCTGATGACCAGGATGTGAGGACCGCTATCGAGTTTGGTAAGCTCCAGGTACAAGAAGGTGACCTGATTAACACCCAGGTTCAGAATCAGCTTAATGATCGCAGACTTGATCTCCAAGAGCGTCAGATTGAACTCAAGGAGAGGGAAGCAAGAAGGAGTGATTAATGGCTCGTAGAGATATACGGTATGCTAGGAAAAGTCAAACAGCTACACTAGGTTCGTTAAATCCTGGAGATTCCATAACGGAACTAGATGGTACCGCTTACCGTCTATTTTACAGTGACTCCGCTGGAGATATCCAAGAGCTTGAGCACGGCACCGCTGGGCAGATCTTAACTTCCAACGGTGCTTCTGCTGATGTTAGTTGGCAGGATAACTCTGCTCTAGCTCCTGTCAAGTGGATAGACTTCGTAACGGGGTTCGCGACTACGCCCTCGTTTCTAAGCACTATAGCCAGCGGAGACGTGTGGCAGTACGACTATACTTCAACAACTTTGTACAGACTCATTGGTCCCTCTGAGGACTCTTTTTATACTAATTACTCAGGAAGCGCAGTCTCGGGACTCGTAGTGAGTAAAGCAATAACATACTAAGGACTTTAAATGGCAATCGAAGACGATATTGCAGTAGACGGGAGCGGTAACTTCTACTACACAGGTGCTGTTCATGGTGCTGCTGGTGCTGGATACTACACGGTAATCGAATTTCACCGATATGCCCAGGATTTGGCGGATGACGCCACAGCTTCTGGCGACGACCTCATCGACATCACGTCAGAAACTCCATCAGACCGTTCTACAGACAACTTTATTACCATTCTATCTGGATATCAGCTAGATGATGCTAATGGAAGTGCTACTGAGGCTATTTCAGAGCATCTTTACGACGGATCTATCGTTCAGGCGGGTGATGGTACTATCTGGGACGGTCAAGTGGTACTTGCCTCGGAAGGTATGGACTTACAGATCATCCAGAATGGCGCTATCGTTGCTAATGACTTCTGGAACAGCATACCTAACGGAGAAACGTTAAAAGGTCTAAACAGAGACGTGGTTAACGGTATTTCGCACAGGTTCATGCTCAAAGTGAATAATGCAGGATCTGAGATCGACGGTAGACGATATGTCGGTATTACCCGAGAGCAAGGAAAGACTTACTCTGAGTTCCTAGTAAACGGTTCTGCACGAGGAAACAACGTACTCGCATTGCGGTACGAGGATGACCTGAACAACCAGACGGCTCCTGCCACGGTTGCTACCTGGACTACGATCACAAACACCGAAGGTTATCGACTGATTGATATCGACGGTAACGGTTCTGATGAGCCTTACTACTCCGAGTGGAACAAAGCTGGTTTTACCACGAATCAGCTTACCGAGAGACTGAAGTGGCTATCTGCTTGTGAGTCGGGATCTACTGATGCAACTCCTAATGGCACTCTATATGGTCTCGATGGTAACCTCTTTAGAGGTATTACTCACGAGATCCAAGGAACACAGGCAGCAGGCACGTTCGTAGAACCTGAGTCTGTGTCTTGGACTGGCGGTACAGGTCAGTTGTTAGCTATCGACTCTACCACAGCAGCAACGAAGATGTGGATTCAGCTTCTGACTGGTGTAGCTCCTACCAGCGGTACTATTACAGGAAATGGTGGTGCTACATTCACCGCATCAGGTAACACATCTCAGACGGTATCAGCTCCATTCTTCGGTGTATCGACAGGACAGGCAGTAATCGGCGCATATGGCTTTGCCTTAGAACAAGCCGATACAGGTACTAACGACAGATATACTGATCTTAATGGTACCACAAACCAGCCTCCAAACAACGTCACGTACCTTATCGACGGGGTTATATCCGGTGAGGATAGAATACTACTCGGACCTAGAGACGCAGGAACTGGGTTACGAGACGACCAGTGTCAAGTTGCTACTGGTGAGGCTATCACTGTAACTGCTGGCTCTGTATCCTCTGCTGGATCTGGCGCTGGTGTCGTAGTTCTAGCGAGCAACACAGAGACTATTGGTACAGGACAGCCTTCAGAGAAGGACACTCCCACGAGCGGTACAATTCGAGTGCTAGACTCGAACGGTATCTTTCAGATAATCAACTACACTGGTTTTACAGCAGGTAGTGGAGAGATCGACTTTCTAACAATGCGTTTATCTCTTACCTTGATCTACTGGCTACGGGCACGTCAGAGTCTGTTACCGTGGTATATGACAGTGACAGGAATATGTTTATCCGAGTCAGGGACGGTGGTACTGCCGGTGACTTAGCGGGTATTAAAACGTTTGAAACGACAGGTACTCTTGGAACCAATGGAGGGACAACCACGGTTATCCGTACCGCAGACGAGTAAAGGTGACTCATGGCAATATCGGTATCAGGCTTAACAGTTCACACTCAGAATGGTGGAGGAACCTGGCAAGATTGGGCAACTGGTGGTGGCTCCGGAAGCACCACAGCGACATTTCTGTCAGGCACTTCTGCACAGGGACGTAAATTCACTGGAGTGAAAGGATTCGGTTTTGAAGTGAATGCAGCCGGTACCGATATGCGTAACACTATATTAGTAGTGCGATGGCTTGTTAACGGTGGTCTTGCAAGCACTAAGGCAGCGGGTGGAGCTAGGATCAGAATAGAAGATACGTCTGGCAATGAGTCAGACTGGTACGTAGACGGCTCTGATACCTACACAGGTGGTTGGAGAGAAGCTACTATCGACACCGCTACCGCTGAGTCTGGAAACAGCGGTACAGCAGCTAATCTACAGCTAATACAGTACGTAGGTATTGTTGTAGACGCTGCTGCCTCCTCTGGTGGTGACCCAAACGTCTATGTCGATGAGGTCTTGTCTCTTCCTAACACGGGACTTACCCTATCTGGAAACACCACCAATTTGTGGGATGAGCTATACAATTGGGACGACACATCGCTGTATGGAATTGTACAGAAACGTGCTGGTGTAGTGTTCGTTAGATGCCCTGTGATTTTAAGCCCAGACGCTACAGGACATGCTTCGACTGATGAGGTTGTGGTATTCGAAGAACCTTCCTATTATGACGGTAGTAATACAGACTCAGCCTTAACGCTGACTGGTATCACATCTGCTGACGCAGATCCTATCGAGTTTACTCGGGACGTTATCATCGCCGAGTCTAATGCTGATATAAACGGCACTAACGCTGATAAAGAGATCGACTTTGTTTCTGCTGGTGACGTGACTAGCGATACTACAACGTGGAGAGGTTTCGATGGCACAACCCTTGGTCTAGGAGGCAGTGGGAACACATACACAGGAGACACCTTCCTGGGTTGTGGAGAGATCACAGACACAGGGTCAGTCATGCGAGAGTGCTTCTTTAGGAATGGCGTTGCAGCCGCAGGGATGTACGAGTGGGATGAAGAGACCGATATGGAGGATTGCTCCTTCTTCGGAGATGGCACAGGTCATAGCATACACTTCACTCACAACAGCGCGACCAACTTAACAGGTGCTTCTGGTATTCCTCTAACCAATATAAACTTCAGTGGTGGTGGTGCGACTGATACTGCTACCTCTGATATAGATATGGATACAGACACAACGACGATTGACGTTGATTTCAATGTATCCGGTGGTAACACACCAACTCTGGATACGCGAGCACCTTACGCAGGAACTGCTCAGGCAATCAACACGGTGACCGTAAAGGTTACAGTTCTGGATACCTCGGGAACCGCAATTCAAGACGCTAGAGTTCTGCTAGAGGCCGATACAGGAGGAGACTTATCAGCAGGAACGGACATAGTCACAGGGCTTACCGATGTATCAGGGGTGATACAGAATACAGGGTTCAGTTATACGAACCCGCAACCTGTTACAGGGAGGGCACGTAAGTCATCAACCCCAGGTTCACTATACAAGACTGCGCCTATCATTGGCACTATCTCGTCAACTGGGCTAGATGTTACTTTACAGATGATCGAAGATGAGTGATGTAACGAACAGAAACAATCAAGCTATACAAAATGCTCTCAACAAACTATGGGCAGAACTAGGCAGGCTACAGAATGTCTGCAATGACTTGCAAGCGAAACAAGCTATATTAGAGGCTGAGGTCCTCAGAGCTAAGCAGATATCTTTCCAGATGCAGAGAGTAGGGATGGGACCAACTAAGGAGGTCTAATGGCTATTACAATAGACTGGCCGACTAAGGTTATCACCGTCAACAAGGCGGATATGATCCTGATTCAGAGCACCCCGAGTTTCATCTACCAGCTAAACATGGACTTCTTCCATGAGACTCTGAGAGACATCGAGGATGACTTCGACGGCATTGTTAATGAAACTACGCATAATTACGTAGGACCTATATCGGTTGGTGGTGTTGTACTTGCTAGAGTGGTCGAGTTAATTAACGGCTACACCGTCACCTTCGAGGACGATCAATACAGGGTAAACCTTACAGGCGCAAACACCAATCTTGCCGACGTGACTAACGTTAACCAGGTTTCTGTGGCAAGCTCTAACTCCGCAGGACTACAGGACCTAAGCACACTGCTCTCAGCAGCCTTCCAAGGTGAGGTCTGTGTATCTCCCTCGAACGGTCAAAGCGGTACTACCGTACCTCTGGGCACACGAAGCACACCAGTAGACAATCTGGCGGATGCAAAGATTATAGCAGATAGAGAAGGTCTGCATCAGATACGTATACTCGAAAGTATGACCATACAAACGGTTGACTTCTCGGCAGGGTATAGGTTCACAACAGACTCCCCAGCGACTATCTTGATAACAATAGACCCGTCTGCAAACCTGGAAAACTGCGACTTCGAGTTCTGCGCTATAGAAGGAACGCTTGACGGGAATAACATCTACAGACAGTGCCTTATACAGAGGTGTTATCGAGCTACACAATCACACAGATCCTAACGCTGATGGTGATGTGTGTATCGACATGTCATCTGGAGTAGTTATAGTAGACTCCTCTTGCACTGAGGGATTCATGCCGATACGAGGTATCGCTCGTGTGGATGATTTCAGCACAGGAAACTGCAACGTAGTAGACTTGACTATCAACCAAAGCATAGAGGATAACGCTACAAGCCTGGGTATTGTTAATGAGGGAGTGCAGAAGGCTTCCATACTTATACCACATACAACTGATCTGTAAACGCACTAGGGAGAGACTATGCGTATTGAAAGCGATGCGTTAAAGCGCATGACACCTGCTGAACAGGCAGAGTTCAACCTCTGGGAGAGCTTCCTGAACAGCGAAGGGTACGAGATCCTATGCCAGTTCCTACAGGGACAGGCAGATTCCGTACATAATGTAATCCAGAACCCTAACTCCTGGGATGAGCATGTATATGCTCGTGGACAACGAGACGCACTGAATATGGTGCTCAATCTTGAGTCTATCCTAGAGGCTAGGGTATCTGAAATGACGGTAGCAGATGACGTAGCCGAGTTCGAGGAGAGCTTGCAGCTATGATCTTACATGACTACCGCTGTGTGAATTGCGGACTCGTTCAGGAGAGGTTTGTCAAGTATGAAGAAAAGCATATTTGCTGCCACACCTGCGGCGAGATCGCAGATCGAGTCATCCTGAAATCCCCACAACCCGACTGGGCGGGGCTGGCAATGGGTGACAGTGCCTCACCAGAGGCGAAAGGAAGCTAAGACCTTCAAAGAGCATGGTGACTACGGTCCCACTCCTGGTTCATAATCCCCCCTCATAACTAAACAGAATCCCATAACCTTTCTAGGCGGGATGAAGGAGACATCATGTCAAATGGTATATTAGTAGACCTTCCAGAGGAAGGAGATATCAACAATCAAGCTGAAGTAGAACAGATCGAGGCTGAAGTAGCACAAGAGGCTCCTGAACAGGAACAACCTTCTTTCGAGATGCCCGATAAGTTCAAAGGGAAATCCGCAGAGGAGATTGCCGAAGCCTACGTTAACGCTGAGAAGCGTTTGGGTGAAGTCAATAACCAACTCGGTGAGTACCGCAGTATGACTGATAGACTACTGGACTTGGAGGAGAAGCGAGTATCCGACTTGGAGAAAGGTGGTGCGACTGAGGTTGAGTCTTACGACATCGACCCGACTGAACTACTAGCTAATCCGAAGGAGGTCATGGATCGCTACTACGAGAAACGGTTAGCTCAAGATACGAGCTATCAGGAGCTTAAGGCGAGACTTGACCGAATTGAGACGCAGACCCTTGAGCAGCAGTTTGCTGAGAAGCATCCTGATGCGAGCGAACGTTTCAATGACCCAGCTTTTGTGGAATGGGTACAGTCCAATCCGTATAGAGCAAACATGGCAGCTATTGCTGTCCAGAACCAAGACTATAATAGTCTTGACTACCTTCTGACCGATTACAAGGAGCGCACTACCGCTGCTCCCGCTGATGATCGGAAGGCACAAGAGGTATCCCGTGCAAAGCAAGTTGTAACGGAATCCTCATCTTCAGGTACACCTAAATCTAGCAGCAAGGTGTATTCTCGACGTGAGATCGTCAACCTCAAGATACGCAACCCCGAGGAATACCGACTACGCTCACACGAGTTTACTCAAGCCTATGCTGAAGGGAGGGTGACTGATTAACCTTTATCAACCTTTTAAGGAAACAGTAAAATGGCACTTGGTACTAACCATATCATTACAACTGAAGTCCCTAACTTTATCCCAGAACTCTGGTCCGATGAAGTTATCGCGGCTTACAAGAGCAACCTCGTCCTCGGTGGACTGGTTCGCAAACTCAACCATCGCGGCAAGAAAGGCGATACGATCAGGGTTCCGACCCCGACTCGTGGCGCAGCAAGCGACAAGGCGGCACAGACGCAAGTAACCTTGCAGGAGCATGGTACGGACGCCGGTCTGATTATCAGCATCGACAAGCACAAGGAATACTCCCGCTTGATCGAAGACATCGTTAGCGTTCAGGCTCTTGAGTCTCTTCGTTCGTTCTATACGGATGACGCTGGTTACGCAATCGCTAAGCAGGTTGACCAAGACCTGTGGATTGAGATGTTCAACACCGGCTCTGCTTCACTCGTAAACACGGGCAACGTCTTGGAGACGGCTTCTACGTTCGATGAGATCCGCGAAGGCGACGGTACCATCTGGGACGAGACCGCCTCAACGGACATATCTGACGCTGGTATTCGTACCTTCGTTAAGCTCCTGGATGACGTAGACGCACCTATGATGGGTCGAGTCATGGCAGTTCCTACTATCGTTAAGTTCGACCTTCTGGGTCTGAACCGCTTCACTGAGCAAGCGTTCGTTGGCGAAGTTGGTGCTGGTAACAGCATCCGCAACGGTTATGTTGGTGACGTATACGGCATGGACGTATATGTAACGACCAATTCACCTATCGTTGAAGATAGCTCTGCCAACGAAGACAACATCGCTGGTGTTTGCTTCCAGGCTGACGGTATGGCACTTGTTGAGCAGTTGGGAGTTCGCTCTCAGACGCAATACAAGCAGGAATATCTTGCTGACCTTTTCACCTCAGACATGCTCTACGGTGTCAAGGCTTTGCGTGATAGCTCTATCGTTACGTTCGTAGTCCCGACCACTTAATAGGCGACGGAACTCCTATGGCTCCCATGATGGGAGGATAGGTAGGACTACCTTGGGACCAGCCTCTCCCTTCGGGGAGGGGCTACCCTCTTATCTCAACACACAGGATTAACCTATGGCTACTACATACCGACAAGCACTTAACCGTGTGCTTGAGATTATTGGCGAGGATAAGATTCCTGGCGCAGCTACTACTCTCACCTCTGAGTACCATTTACTTATCGGTGCTTTGTTTAATGAGATCATGGAGCAAGTAGAAGACGCTCACAACTGGCGAGCATTAAGAACAACCTATACCGTTACCGTACCAGCACAAGCACTCTCAGGTACGATAACGAATGCTTCAGAGAGAAGCAGACTTGTACGAATCTACCAAGCTAATCGACACTCGGTAGTTCCCCTGGTATTTGATGTCACAGACGCCTCGAATCCAGACCCCCTGATAGAGATTGATCTATCAGAGATCATATACCGTGACACGGTAAACCCTAATGAATATCAAGATCCTGTTTACTTCGCACTGGACAATAGTGCAGGAGACGGGATGGATCTCTACGTCAACCCTCGACCTAGCGGAAGTAAGAGCATACAAGTGACGATGATCACACCGCAGGGTAGGGCTGACTTTACGCAGCAGAATGTACTCTCTGCCAACATCTCAGTACCTGTAAGACCTATTGTCATGGGTACTGTATGGTATGCTCTGGAGGAGCGAGGAGAGGAGCTAGGTACACAAGGATTGTTCTCTGAGCAGAGGTTCATGCAGGCATTAGACGATGCAATAGCACGGGATGCCGCAGAGCAGGGAGACAACATGGAGCTTATCTCGGTATGACAAAGCAAATACTACCCATCGACGCAGTTACTCCTGGAAGGCTGGGGTTGAATCTTCAGCAGAAGACAAGTCTACTGCCTCCTCAATGGGCAGTAAATGCTAAGAACTGCTACCTAGATGATGCACTCAGACTCGCTTTACGAGGAGGATACGCAGTCAGTACAGGTACACCTACGGGTGCTACAGACCAGATAGAATCCCTGCATGAATACCTCCAGGGAGATGGTACGGTAG